TTTTTTTATCACTTCAATAAATTGTGTAACTGGTATCATTTTCATAATTAATTTTCAAAAGGTATTGGGGTTGGTTTTGGTTCGTAAGGTATCAAATCTAAGTCTTTAACCCAAAGATAATCAGGGTTAACACACTGCTCCATTTCCTCTATTGAAATAATCCAATTATCTTGAGCATCTTGAATAGGATTAAAGTAAGAATCAGGTGCATACCATTGACCTACTAATTCGTCTTTTTGTACCTCTGTCAATAGTCCGACATAGGTTAACTTTTGTTCTGTTGTTAAATCTGTTAGTTTCATTATACGTTTCTATTTAATGCTGTTTGAAATGTAGTTACGCGAGAATTTAAGTTGGTTGCATCTGTGTCTGTTAATCCGTCACCAACACTTGCAAAAGCATAGTTTCTTGCTGTGTAATTAACTGCTGTTCCGATATTATTTAATGCTCCTAAATATAGAGCATGGGTTGGTAATGTTCCTGTATTAGAACTTGTATTTGTACCCAAAGAAACATCATTTCTTTTTGATTTTAAAGAAGTTGAATTTTCTCTCGAAACAACAAAGAACCCTGTTGAATCAGAAACTGTTCCTGTAATTCTTTGAGCAGTTGAATAATGGTCTATAATATGATCGTTTGTTCCGCTATTTTTTACAATCATTCTCATTAAAGAAGTTGTTCCATTTGTAGCAGAACCAAAGTCATCAACACCTAAATTACCTGTGTTTCTAATATACAAAGATTGATGCGTTGAATTTAATGTTAAAGCCGAATTAGGAACTAATCCTGTGTTACCCCATCCATTAACACCATTACCTGTAACTCCGTTATTATTCCAAGTCCATCCACCATTCCAACTAATTTGATATTGTGCTGTGTTTTTAAGGTTGTAAGATGTACTTGTATTACTTCCCCCAACAAACGGATAAACCGCTTTCATCTTAGTCCACAAGCCATCTGCTTTCAATCCTATTACAAGGTTGTTTATTGCATTAGCTTCTACTTGGTCAACTATACCAGCATTTGTTACAAAAGCCTGAGCATCTGCATCACTTACTGTTTGAGTTCCTATTGAGCGTCCTAAAGTTGTTTGAAATGCTTGTACCGCTGTGTAAAAGTTAGCTGCTTCGGTATCTGTTAAACCATCTCCTATTGAGGCGAAGGCATATTGTCTATTAGTATAATATAATGGACTATTGCTTACGTTATATGCTCCTAAATATAAATTAAAATTAGGTCTTGTTCCAGCTGAAGTTGTATCAGTTGAACCAATCTGAGCTGTGTTTTTAAATAATTTATGTACTGAAGCTGTTGTTCTTGAACCTAAATAAAAACCTTGTGTATTAGTATTTGCTGCACTTATACCAGTGTTACCATTATGTATTAAAGATAATGCAGAATTAGTAAACGCTGAATTTAATGCTGTTGAACCGCCAACCCCATTAGTCGAACCAAAGTCAACGTATGAACTACTTGCTGAATTATTTCTTACATAAAGAGATAAATGAGCTGAATTATTTGTACTAAATGCTGTGTTCGGATTAAATCCTGTGTTACCATAACCATTTGCACTACCAGTAACACCATTAGAATTCCAAGTCCATCCACCATTCCAAGCAATTTGATATTGCGCTGTATTTTTAAGGTTATAACTTGTACTTGTACTTGTTCCCCCAACAAAAGGATACAAAGCCTTCATTTTTGTCCATATAGAATACCCTTTCAAGTCAACTACTAATTGATTAATTGCCGCTTGTTGAGTAGGGTCTGTTATTGCAGCCGCTGTGATAAATGCTTGTGCATCGGGGTCTGTTGTAACACCTACAATATCAGTTAAACCCGCCCAACTATCAGCGTGAATATCACCCCAACCAATAGCGTTGTTTGCACCTTGCCCCCAACCTATTGTATTATTTGCCGCACCGTCACCCCAACCGTTTGAATTTGCCATTTTTAAGTAGTTAAATCACCGTATAAATACCATTCGTTCGTGTCCCTTTTGTATAAAGTAGCAACTGAATATTGCGCAGTAGTTTTGTTTTTACCGCCGCTACTTCTTAAAGTCACTCCCGTATCTCCTATTATATTAACTTGTCCCGAGCCATATTGTGACAAAGTTATTATCGTACCACTCGGAAAAGCAACGCTTGCATTTGTAGGAACTATTAAATTATTACTACCTGAAAAGTTTAGTTCAACTACCTTATTCGCATCGCTTAAAATTAATGTATGCTGGCTTGTGTGCGTTGCTCTTGCTCTATTCCGTACTTCAGCACCCGTTACGTACTTACTTGCGAATGTACCACCACCAGTGTCTTGTGCAATTGCTAAACGATCGGTAGCTTCTAAATTACTTCCCTTTGCCGTTAATTGACTTATCTTTACGTTTGCCATTTTGCTTACTTAAATAGGTTAATAATTTCTTTATGTTTTCGTCTTTTGGTTTGTAGTTCTTCATAAATACCAGCCAGTGTAATTATTGTTTGTATCGGGGTACATATCCCCGTTTGAGTTACTATTGTATTCAGGAAATAAATCGTTGTTAAATGATATATAATCAATAAATCTTTCAGTGTAGTGTTGTGCAATAGAACGCTCTTTTTCTATTAAGAAATCAATTTCTACCTTTTCAACGTTCGTAGCGTTTTCCGAATTGTGTTTATAGACCCCTTTATTAGCTATTGTATAAGCTGCAAAGGGTAAATATTCAACCATTGCCCAGTGTATAAGCATAGGCTTTACATACGTAACTAAAAGATTATTGTAATCAGTTGGTATTGTGTAAATTGAACTTATTGTAACCGCTCCATTTGTGCCGCCCGTTACCGTTGCCGTATCTCCTACTTTGTAACCCGTACCAGCCGTGTTAATTGTAGCCGCAGTAATTAAACCACCAGCCGCAGTAATATTTAATTTTAAGCCCGTTCCCGTTGCGCTTGTTGTATTTATAGCAGTTCCCGTTGTATATCCAGTACCTTGGTTGCTTATTGTAATTGCTGTCGGTATTCCTGAAGCCGCTAAAATAATTTCAGACTTTAATTTTTCAAGTAAATCAGTACCTAAGTAATTTTGTATGTGAATGTCTTGCGATATTTTGACGTACTGAATAAAATTGTCACTATCTACGTTACCGTTCATTGCAGTGAACTTTACAACGTCGTTTCTTGTTATTAAAAGTGCTTCTGCCATTATTCCCCGTATATTTTATTAGTTGGTAAAAATCCGTTATTTGGCATATCCTTAGGTAATTGACTTACTTTAGAATCATTCTTTACGACGTACCCTAACTTTTCAGCTTTACGTACCGCAACTTGTTTTAACTCTTTACTGTTAACGTCTATTGCTTTGCCGCTAAATGTAGCGTAAACACGTTTATTCCAACGGTGGTTACAATTACCACCGCCTTTATAGAACCAAATAGAATATGTGTCCGCACCACGTGGTCCCCAACCTTTGTTTACTACTTCAGAACCCATTTTAATAATATCTTCTTTACGGTAAATCTTATTAGCCGCTACCATTCTACGACAAAATTCTCTACTATCCGCACTTGTTTTACCAGCGTAAACGTATCGAGTTATGAATTTAATACCTTCAATTACTTCGTCTTGCTTACTTGAAATATTAGGTCTATTGTCGCCAGTTGAAACTAAGTTTACTAATCTGCTTAAAAAGGACTGTTTTGGCTCTTTAGAAAGCGTTTCGTTCTCTTTGTCGTCCGAATCATAATCTACCTCGTATTCGTCTATTAGAATTGAATTTTCGGGTTCGTCTTCGCCTAAATTAATTAACGCTTCAGCTATCTTAAAATCTTTGCTTAATTCCGTTCCTGTTTCTTCAGCAACTTGTTCTTCGTTTTGTGCGTTTTCTAAATCTACGAACTCCAAAGGTTGTAACGTTTTAAAGAATAATTTTAAAGAAACACCGTTAAAGGCTAAAATTTTATCAAAGGCATCTATTATTTGGTCTTGAATAGGTTTAATAACCATATTGTCAAACAAAATAGAAGCATTTTTTAATTCATCGGCGTTTGAACTAAATCCATTAGCCGAACCTAAACCGAAAAGAAGTGGCGAAGTAACGTTATGCGCTAACATAATTTTCTTTACGCACTCTTCACTTAAATACGTGTAATGTTCGGGAGCATCGTTTAACGGTAAATCGTCAACCGTTGTTTTACTTTCTTGGTTGTTATTAAAAGCTACAATAACTTTTTGTCCCCTCGAACCCGTTAACTGGCTTAACACCTTGCTTTTAATTATACTTTGTTGTTCTTCAGTAGGTACACCGTTATTAAAGTTTACTACTTTAGTTCCCGAAAAACCGTTTTGAACTTCGTTAATTAAATAATCAGCTATTTCTTCTTCCAACTTTGCATAAGGTAAGCCACCTTGGTAATCAGGCAAAGCGTAGTATTTCATTCCTACCGCGTACGGCTTCGAATAAAGTATTTCTATTTGTTCATTTGAATATCCGAAAGCTGGTATTCTTTTAGGTGCGTATTTCTTAACGTCCAACCAATTATCAGAATAATAATAACCTTCTATTTCACCGTCTTTATTGCACTTTTCCGCGCGTAATAAATTCACGGGTATATGATATGCTTTTAAAATTTTTTTGTGGTCTTGTGAATAATGTATTTGCATTGCAAACTGTCCGAACATTTTTCTATCCAGTACAATTTTACGAATGCAGTCAGGGTGAAATAAAGCCATCATTTGAGCGTACTCATTTGGCTTTTTACTTGCATCTAACGCACTTAATCCACGACCGTAAATTAAACGACTTACATTGTTTATTACCGAGCTATTAGTAGTTGAATTAACGTACCTATCAATGATAAACTGAAAGTAGTTATTATCTTCGCCAAACTCAACCCAAGCGTCGCGTTTTGATTCTTGAATTACAGGCGTTGTATAAGAACTTAATTCTAAAACGTGTATATTACTCATAAACTATAAATTCATTTGTGGTACTATTAGCAGTATATTGGTTTTTGTTTACTGAAAAACTCGAAATACTTTGGTCAGTACAAAATATCCTATCCTTATAAACTACGACCGCACCGTTTACAATTACTAAATCGTAAAAGTGGTTTTCTTCTAAATTAAAAGTTGCTTGCAACGTGTCGTAATATTCTCCATTCGTGTAAGTGTAACCCGTAATTTGTACCGTTTCATTCGTTTGATCGTCCGTAATTGCTACGTAATTAAAAGACGAACTACGTGGTATAAACACAATTGTTTGAGCGCTTGTCGAAGTAGTTAGAATAATCATATATTATAAACGATTAAAGGTCGGTTTTGTCCTTAAACAAAAAACACCTACCGAAGTAAGTGTCTTTTGAGCAAGTATATAGAAGAAAGAAATTAAGCAGTAACTATTTGTGCATCTACTCCAGCGCCATCTTCAAACAAAGTTTTCAATTGTGCTTCAGTTGAAACGTCAAGGAAATTGGCTGGGCTTACCTCCATGGCTTCAAAAGTCAAATTATAACCGTTAAAGTCACCTAAAGCACTTCCTGAAGAAACAGTTCCCGCAGTAACATCCGCACCCTGTGTAAGACCCATTAAAAAGAATTGGTCAGTCATTGTTCTTACAACAATTCTTGGTCTACCATAAGCCAAAAGTTTAACGTTTTTATGCGTTGTAACGTCTTGTCTTTTTAATTGAATAGTAAGCGTTTGTTGAAAAAACGTAGTACCGTTATCGCGGCTTGAATTAATTGTAGTTTCAAAACTATTAGCACCTTTCAATTCGTATTTATACAATTGTAAAGCACCAGCAGCAATTGGAGTCCAGTCATTAATTTCATCAGTACCTGAAACATACGTAACGCTATCAGGGTTTAAGTCATCGTAGTTAATAAAGTAAATAGACTTCAATCCCGAAACGGAATCTTTACATTGTTCTATTCTACCATTTGTTATATCACAGCTCATTTTATTATTTTTTAAAGTTTAACAAAAAAAAAGGTGGTGTATATTGCACCACCCTTTATTATAGTTTATGTTTTTTAGTTAGCCGAGTTAACGATTCCGTAAGTAACTAAGTCAGAAGCAAAACCGTACTTCGCGTCAGCTGTAAATCTCATTACTACGCGTACATTTTGCGAACCGTCGATATCTCCCATATCAATAACTTTAACTTCGTTCATATCATTCATTAAACCAGTCGCAAAGTACAAGTTTGAAGTTTGAGAAAGTAAAGCAGTATTTGCAGCAAGTCCGTTAGCTAAGAATATTTTAACTCCGTCGAAATACAAGTCATTCAATACTTGGTTATTTCCTTTGTTGTCGTATCCGTTTGCACCTACTCCTGAAGCAGCGAAGCCACCTAAAGCACGAACGTAAGCTCTATAAATGTTATTAGAAACATACAAAGTTAAATCTTCTTTACCGTACAAAGCAGCTGGCAAAGCGTCAACGATTGAACCTAATTGTGCAATAACGTTAGTAGCATCAACAGTAGTACCCGCAATTTCTTGCGCAGCTGGTAAAGCAGCATCAGTAGTTAATTGTGTCATTAAACCAGCGAACTGTCCAGCAGTTGCGTTAACACCTCTCCAGATTGAAGTTTCCATTCCAGCAGCAACTTTTTCAGCAGCGTGTGCAATTAAGAAATCAGCGAATGATTTAGGCAAAACGTCGAATGCAGAATATCCCATTTGAATAGCGTCCCAATCTTGTCTAAAATCACTTTTACACAATTGTAAGTTAACTTGAAAAGATTCGGGTTGAAGAATTTTTTCAGTTAAAGTAACTGTTGAAGTAGGATCGAAATCACAAGTTGCGTTTTTGATAATATCGTCCGTAGCTACTCTTTTAATTACTTGTTTGTACTTAACGTTAGGCATGATAGTAATACCGCCTTTTTCCAAGGTTGGAGCGCTTAATAAAGCAGCAGCAATATATTTTCCAGCGAACTCACCAGCATACGTTGTAGTAATGCTTTGAGTAGTTGATAGGTTAATTTTTTCCATTTTTATTTAGTTTTTTATTTTATTTATACTACGGTTAAAGTAATTGCACCAGCAGAAGTACCAAGTCCGAAAACATACCAGTTTGTTCCGTCACCAACTAATTCTACAAAGTCACCGATTGTGTCAGCAGAAGCCGAAAACGTAATTGTGTTTTCATCAGCTCCAGGAACGTTAGTACTATTCACGATAACACCACCTTGAATTTTGTTTGTAGCCGCTTTAATAGTCCATGCAGTTGTTGCGAATAACGCACCCACTACAAATTTGTAAGATTGTCCAGCTCCATCAGCAACCGCTGGTAATGTAATTTGCGCTCCAGCAGCAGCGTTTAAGATAAATACTTTACCGCTATCTTCAGCAGTTAAAGTTGTTGCACCTGTCAATGTTTCAATTACACCTACTTGACGTAAAGAATCATTTGAGATACTTGTTAATGTTGTACTCATTTTTTATTGTTTTTTAAATTATTACTTATTTAGTTTGTTTAAAACTGAATCCATAATTGTTCTTGGTCTTCTTGACGCAATTTTAATAGATTCTACTTTGTTTTCGTTTTCAGGGTTAAAAGAAATTGGTTTAACTTCTGAAAGTTCTACTTCTTTTTCTTCTTTCAATTTG